CGTCGACTGCGGCGCTGACCGGCAACATAGTCGTGCGCTTTGCAGATCAGGCTCTGGTGACCCAAGCCATCAACGGCGAGGCCTGCACGCTGGAGTTCGAGTATGCGGTTGCAGGCGGTGCGGGGCTGAAACTCACCGCTCATGCCGTCTATCTGCCGCGACCGCGCGTGGAGATCGCGGGGCCACAAGGCATTCAGGCGACCTTCGATTGGCAGGCTGCGCTCGCTGCTGATCCCGGGCGGATGTGCACGGTCGTCCTGACCAACACGATTGTGGGGTATTGAACATGCTGCGCTTGAACCTGAATAGCGGGCCAGATTGGCTCGACATTGGCCATGGCGTTCGCCTGCAGGTCGCGCCCCTGACCACCGCGACCATGATGGCCGCGCGCAAGGACGCGCAGGGTCTGATCACACTGCCCCAAAGCACCGAACCTGGGCTGGCAGACATCGACGCTGACAGCATCGGACTTGTGATGGCCAAGGCCGTAGCGCGGATCGTGGTCACCGATTGGGAGGGTGTTGGCGACGCGGATGGCAATGCGCTGCCTGTGTCGCCCGAGGGCATCGACGCCCTCCTCGACATCTGGCCGATCTTTGAGGCCTTCCAGACCAAATACGTCGCCCGCGCTATGATCCTGGACGCAGAAAAAAACGTCTCACCGCTCTTGCCGAATGGGACTTCGGCGGGGGCGGAGACTATTGCACAGCCTGCGCTCGCCCATGCCCAGAGTGCCCGGCGCGGCTGAACGCACCGCACACTGTGGAGGGCTGGCAGGTCTGGGATCTGGTCCAGCGCCTCGGCGGACAGATGCGGGTCGCGGGGACCGTGGTCATCGGCTGGGACATGGGTGCAGCCCTGCAGATCGGCGGAGCGCTGGGCATATCTGCCTTGGCAATCGCCGAGCTCCTGCCCCCGATGGAGGCGGTCATGGTGCGAAAGATCAATGAAGAGACACGGGCCGCGACCAGTGCTGCCCGATGACACCGTTCAGTTCGCGAACGATGTCACCAACCATAGGAAACTGACGACATGGCCACCAAACAGGTCTCCGTTCGCCTATCTGCGACCGGCGGACGGCAGGTTCGTGCGGAGCTCGAAGGCGTTGGCGAGGCTGGGGCGCGTGGTCTTGGACGTCTGAGCCGCGAGATGGAAGCCGCCAATCGGCGAATGGAAGCCTTTTGGCGCCGCACTGGGGTGGCCGCGGGCGCAGCGACGGCCGCCTTGGCGACAGCGCTTGGCGCCATGGTGCGATCGACGGTCGCGGCAGCCAATGAAATCAACCAATTTGCGCAGATCGCCAACGCCGCGCCGGAAGCGTTCCAACGCTGGTCGGCGGCCTCAAGCACGGTCGGGATCGAACAGGAAAAGCTCGCCGATATCCTGAAGGACGTGAACGACCGAGTTGGCGATTTTCTGCAAACGGGCGGCGGCCCGATGGCGGACTTCTTCGAGAAGATCGCCCCGAAGGTGGGCGTCACGGCAAAGCAGTTTGCGAGGCTGTCGGGCCCTGAGGCGCTGCAGCTTTATGTCTCGAGCTTGGAGAAGGCGGGCGTCAACCAACAGGAGATGACCTTTTATCTCGAGGCGATGGCCTCGGATGCCACACGCCTCATCCCACTTTTGCAAAACGGTGGCGCTGAGATGACGCGGCTTGGCGAGCGGGCCGAGGGACTGGGCGTGGTTTTGGACCAGCGGACGCTCACAGCCCTGCGGCGGACCCAGGTGGCACTCGTTGGCGTGGGTCAGGTCTTTGAGGGCATGCGCAATCAGATCGGCGCGGCACTCGCGCCTGCGGTGACAGCCCTCGCCGAGGGATTTGTCCGCCTTGCTGAGACAGGCGGTCCGATCAACCGCGCCTTCACGACCGTGCTCGAGAACCTCGGCCGCATCACAACCTATGCTGCAACCTTTGCCACCCTGATGGCGGGGCGCTGGGTGGCAGGTCTGGCGGCGGCGGCCCTCTCCGTGAAGGGGCTCGCCACAGCACTGGTCTTTCTGCGCGGAGCCTTGATCCGCACCGGGATCGGCGCGCTGATCGTTGGCGCGGGCGAACTTGTTTATCAGTTCACGCAACTTGTGGGCAAAGTTGGCGGGGTTGGCGCCGCCTTTGGCCTCTTGCGCGATGTGGCGGCAGAGGCCTGGGACCGCCTTGGGCTGGCAGCCATGGCGTCTTGGTCTCGCGTTGAGGCAGGCTGGGCGAACGCGCAAGCCGGAATCTACGATGGGCTGCAGTCTGCGCTGGCGGCTGTTGTAGGCTGGGGCAATTCTGCGGTCGGGACCTTCCAAGGCGCCTTTGATGCAGTGAAGGCGATCTGGAGCGCGCTGCCGCAGGCCATCGGGGATTTTGCCTACCAAGCGGCGAATGGCCTTATCAGTGGCGTCGAGTCGATGCTGAATGCGGTGGTCACACGCATCAACAGCTTCATCGAAGGGCTGAACGCGGCCCTCGCCCTCCTGCCCGACTGGGCCACGGGCGAAGGTGGACTGAAAATCGGCACGCTGGAGGCGGTGGATCTTGGCGGGATTGCCAACCCGTTTGAGGGCGCAGCCTCGGCCGCGGACACGGCAGCAGCTGATGCTTTCCGTGCTGCCATGGGCACCACCTATATCGACGCCCCGGACCTCTTTGGGGGCATGGCTGATGCGGCACGCGACCGCGCTGCGGGATACAGCGAGGCAGCTGGTATGCTTTCGGAGGCAGCCGCACGACCGATGACAGCCTGGGAAGCGCTCAAGGCGGCAATCACCGGTGCGGGGACCGAGGGCGAAGACGCGCTGAACGGCGCTGCCGAGGCCGCGAGCGCGCTCTCAGACGGGTTTGAAGACGCTGGCCGATCAGCAGGAGGGGCCGGCGGCGCTGCAAAAGCCGCGGCCGAAGAAGCTGCAACCGGCTGGGCGCAAGTCACGAAATCCCTCGCTGATTATGCCAAGGGCGCGATGGACTGGGGCAAAGGGCTAGGTGAGACGCTCACCTCGGCCTTCTCTTCGGCGGAGAACGCCTTTCGGCAGTTTGTCACCACAGGCAAGTTCGACTTCAAATCGTTGGTCTCCTCGATCCTCGCCGATCTTGCGACACTGGCGTTCCGCAACGCGGTCTTGGGTCCGCTGGCCTCTGCGCTCTCGGGTGTCTTCGGCGGAGGCTCTTTGACAGCCGCAGTCTCCCATGCGGGTGGCATCGTGGGGTTGTCAGGCCATCGCCGAGACGTACCAGCCTTGGCCTTCGCCGCGGCGCCGCGGATGCATTCAGGCGGTTGGGCGGGCCTGAGGCCGGATGAAGTCCCTACCATCTTGCAACGTGGCGAGCTGGTTTTAAACCGACGAGAGGCGGCAGATTATGGACGCGGGTCCCAAGCCGGAGCCGGGGTCAGCATCCACATTGATGCGCGCGGCGCGCAGATGGGCGTGGCCGAGCAAATTGACGCGCGCCTTCGCGCGGCCATTCCGGAGATTGCGCGTATTGCCAAAGAAAGCGTCGCCGATGGGCGACGCCGGGGCCAGGTGATCTAAGATGGCCCTTCCTGTCTTGCCACTGACGCTCGTGTCCTCGCTCGAGCGGCGGCTGGTTACGTCGGTCGCCGAGGCGCGCTCGCCCTTTACTGGCACCTCGCAGATCCAAGACTGGGGCGCGTCGTGGTGGGAATACCAAATCGAGATGGCGGTAACACAAGGCGCCAAGGCCCGGAGGCTCTCGGCCTTCTTCACTGCGCTTGGTGGCCTCCGGGGCCGGTTCCTCTTTCCCGATCCCTCGATCGAAGTACCGGTGGCGGCGGGCAATCCTTACGTGACCGAGGAGCAGGTGGCGGGAGCCTCCACCTTGCGCACGGCAGGTTGGGGCCTTGGGCTTCGCGCAGGGGATTTCTTCCAGTTGGGCGGAGATGCCACCACGCGGCTTTATCAGTTGACGGCGGATGTAACGCCTTTGGGCAGTGAGGCCACGGTCGCTTTCGTGCCGCCGCTTCGGGCCTCGGTCCCAGTCGGCACACTGCTTGGTCTTGATGCCCCGTCGGTCCTGTTGCGGCTGACGGCACCGGTCCCCTCGATCATCGGCCGGGCGGACCAGCACCGCTTCACGATATCTGCCCGGGAGGCCCTCTAATGAGCCGCGATGTCACCGTCGCCTTCGCCACCGCGCTGGCCGATCAAAGCCTGCGACCCGTCATCTTCTTCGAGGGCCAGTTCGCGTCAGGCTGGGTGCGGCTCTGGTCGGGGCTTGGCGAGATCACCTGGAACGGCAAAGCATGGTCGGGCGCGGGCACGCTCTTGGGGCTGGGGTCGATCGAAGAAACTGGAGAGGTTGTGGCAGGCGGCACGGCCATATCCCTTTCGGGCGTGCCTCTCGATCTCGTGCAGATGGCGATCGCAGAAGCGCGCCAGGGGCTTCCGGGAAGGGTCTGGCTTGGCCTACGCGGTGAAAACGGCAGTGTCATTGCCGATCCGGTTCAGGCCTTCTCTGGGCGTCTTGATGTCCCCGAAATCAAGGATGATGCCGACAGCTGCACCATCACCATCAGCTATGAAAGCCGTCTGATCGATCTGACAGTCCCGCGCGCCTGGCGCTACACCCATGAAAGCCAGCAGGTCCTCTATCCCGGTGATCTCGGGTTCGAATATGTCACCGCCATCCAGGACCGCGAAATCACCTGGGGACGCGGATAATGCGCGCCCGCGTTGACCACTGGGAACGCCTTCTGGCCGCAGCCATAGATACGGCCCGCGTTCGGCCCTTTATCTGGGGCCTGCATGATTGCCCCACCTTCGCATTCGAGACGCGCATGATCCTGACTGGCGGTGAGGATATCGCGGCCCTCTGGCGCGGGCGCTACACCACGGCCCTTGGCGGCCAAAGGGTCATGCGCCGTCTGGGCTGGGCTTCGCTTGAAGACATGGGGCGCGCGATTCTGGGCGAGTCTCGCCCGGCCGCTCTCCTTGCTGGGCGCGGGGATATTGTGCTCGCCGA